GTCTTAATTCTACCTTTGATTGACTCGCAGATAGAAACTATCTTATCACAAATTCTATATACTATTTTATCAAACATATTAACGTCCAATATATCACAAATTACTTAAAATGTCAATGTTCATTTGATTATAGTAAATAAGCTGAAATATGAGTATATCCATATTTCTTAGCAAATTGACATCTTTGTTTACCTTGTAATACCTCACCATCACTCTTTCTAATTTCAATAGGAAATGTCAATCCATTTTCTAATATATCTTTTTCAACTTTTTGAAACTCCACATCATCTGGTTTTTCTACATAATTAGGTTGTATTCTATTTACCTTTTTAACTAAATCTGATAAGGCCATTTCAACGTAAACTTTACGTTTTGGATTTTTCTGTATATGACTAGCTTTTAGTAGTTTCATTTGATATTAAAGTTCTTTATAAATTGTTTCATATCAATATACTGTAGGTTGGTTACCGTACCGTCCCATTCTAACACAGGCTTATTGACATTATTGACCTGTTTCAAATCTGGATTTACTTTTATAAACTTCACTCTATTATGTTTATTCTTACCATTAAAGTCCCAAAATGTTTGTTTCCATTGTTGTACCCAATTAACACTAGGTGTTGGTGCGTGGTCTGATAAAACATAGTTTTGTGTGCCTTTGTACATATTATTAACTTTACCTGTTGTACTATTTAAATCATGGCCTATTAGGTAGACTTCATCTGGTTTTTCTTTTAAACAAGCAATATAACCAGAAATAGGACCGGCAGCCCAACCTGGATCTTTTTTATCTTCCAATACATCATTAATACAATTTGACTTGTCATTATCTTTTATCCAAGAAATCTTAATTGACTTTTGTTGTACATATCTTTTGCCTTTTGTTTTATCTTTTCTTACAACATGAGCCACACCTGCCACACTTGAACCGTGCATTACAAACTGATTGGTTTTTGGTGTTCTTTTGTTTTCATAAAAGGCACCTTCTTCTCTTGCCAATCTTAAATCTTCATCTGTGGCACCGGCCTTTATCATATTATCAAATAGTTCAGCAGGCACTTTTGACCAGTTTCTAAAGTAACATTGATTATTATGACAATAACCACTATGATATATCTCGTGCATTATACCTTGGTCAACACCAACTAATACATCTGGTGTAAAATCTCTATATAAGGCATTACAACCATATATTTTACCGTGTTCTCTTAATTGTCTTAAATCTATACTTCTACGACTTTCACCATTACCTATTACAAATACTCTTTTCATTTGTTTACAAATACATCTTTCATAATCATTCTACATTCTGTTTCATTAAACCTAATAAAAGGTTTTAATCTGGTAAGCGTAGATGAGATTTTAGGCCATACAACTTTCTCGGTAATTTCTTTAGACCAATTCTTACTAAACGATAAAAAGTGGTCAAGCACGATTGCGGTTTGTGATGATAATTTTTTTTGAATAAGTAGGCGTAACAATCTAGGATGTTGTCCGCCACGGCAAACGAAACCATCATCAAAAGAAATATTATTAGAAAGAAAGTCATCACTAATCCGTACACAATCATCTCTAAAGTGATAGGTAAAAGCCTCTTTACGTTTTTTATAATCCAAATAAACATCTTTACCATCTTTTTGTAAAAGATTACCAATCCATCCCTTGCTATCTGAAGCAAAGTTAGCAACAAAGAAATCAAGTATATTATCTTGTCCATATTGTTTACTTAACTTGTGAAAGAAATATCTATCATTTCTTTTTGTAAACGTTTCAAGTTTACAGTTAACCTTTCCATCATATTTAACATAATCATAAGTTTTAGTTGTAAAGTGTAATTTAACTCCCAAATAAACTTTAAATACATCAAACCCTCCATACATAATTAAATAGGCAATTGACCACACTTCGGATACTTTAGCATCCTCTTATTAGTGGCCTCTAACTTAATTTTTTCTTTTAATGATTTTGATATTAGATTTTTTATTGTGCCAGGATCTACTTCTAGTTCCTCACAATATAAAATTACAGCGTCCATATGTGAACACTTTTTTTCTTTGACTATGTTTTCTATTTTTAAACTAAATTCTTTACTATTCATTTTCACCTTTTTTTTGGGTGGTTACTAACGCTAGCTTTCACCACCACAGTTATAACATTACCAATATAACATATTGGCCTTAATTTGTCAACCTTGTTTTTGTATTTCAGTAACTAAATCAAATGTATGAAATAAAATACATCTTTCAAGTGCACTTGGTATATCTAGTACAGCCATTGTGTGACCTGTTTCTTCATTAGTCATATAAGTTAACATATAAACTGGTTCACCATCTTCTACCATACCTGTTCTACCTAATGATAGATGAAATGGTTTTAAATTGTAGTGATCTATATATGTCTGTATACCTTGTGGTGTACCGCACAAAGCAGGTAGTTGTAGTTGATAAAGTTCTCCTACAGTTTTTTCATGGTCAGCGTTTGCTGATAACACGAATAAACTCATCAATAAACCGATTAATATTTTTTTCATTAGCCCTCTCTATGATAAAATGTGGGCCACTTTTTTGATTAACTTGCTTTTATTTTATCTTTGTTTAATTCTTCATAATATTTATAAAAGCCATCTATTGCTTTCATAAGGTCTTGTTCATAATCTTTTTTCTCTTTGATAAAACATTGAGAAGTACCATCTTCACTTGCTAATAAAATAACTATTTGTTCTATTGGTGTACCAAAAGTTTCTTCATACATATGAGCATAGGCCGTTGTTTGCATGAAGTAATTGTCAATCCAACTTTCTTGTCGTTCTTTATTTGCTGTTTTAAAATCAATTACAGATAACTTACCATTATATTCTGCCACACAGTCCACTTGGCCAGCAATTGTTAGTTTTTTACTATACATAATTGCCTCTAATAAGTGTATGTTATCTACTTGATCTATGTAAGGTTTTAATAGTTTAAATAGACCTAACGGTAACACATCACGGATAGATGGTGTTTCGTTTTTGATATATTGTTCAACTAAAGTGTGGGTTGCCTTACCTCTACGAGCCGCTCTACCCATTTCCCATTGAGCAACTTTCTCACCAATACTATCACGCCATTTTTGTAGGCCATCTTTTTTAAGTTGACCTAATACTGTTGTAACTGATGGATAGTTTTTACCGTCTATATTATAAAATCTAAAACCATCAACTTTCATGCCTTTGGTTTTAGGAAGTAATGTTTTGTCTAAATCTATAAATTTAAATTCTTTTTTTGCCATAATATTTCACCTTCATTTATTGTATTATTATAATATAACATAATTTTCATCATCTGTCAAGCCTTATGTGGATCTATAATCCATCAAATGACTATTAATTAAATCGGGAGATTTTCTAATCTCTTCCCGTTTCTCTTTTCACTTTGGATCGTAAGATTCGTATTTGGTTTTACCGTTTTCATCCCTAAACGCTCTTAAAATCTGTTTTCGGTTTTCACCATCATTTCTGTATGAACAATGTATCCACCCACTGTTTGGTTCTCCAATATTGTGGTATTCCAAAATCAATTGGTCAAAATCCAAGTTCTCAGCTATGTATTTACATAGTTCAGCATTAGATAATCCATAGACCTCAAAATCGGCCGCCTGGCCTTTAGCGTGTTGTGAATTGACACTTGATCCTATGGCTACACACAACTCTGGACTACGATACCCACTAGATACAGAAACTACTTTACCATAATGGTCTCTTACTTTCTGTAATACATTTTCACACAATTCTTTCAAGTTATTCATATGATCTTCACTAGGGTTATTACTGATACCTTTACGTTCAGCTGTCTGTGAAGCTGTAAGTTCTTTTAAACTAAAATTATTGCTTAATTTCATTTAACTTTTCCTTTGCTTTTAATTTTAACTTTTTGAGTTCTCTTAATTGAAACCAACTTGTACTTGATCTATCATTATTTCTAACTTCTTCAACTTCATTTACTTGTTTTTTAAGTTCTTTATGTTTTGCTTTCGCTATCATATCAACTCCTTGTTAATTTTAAGATTTTCTCTATTTGTGCCTTTAGTATTGGTTTTCTATTTGGCCAATGTATATAAGGCTCGTCACTTTTAGATAGATTATATAAAAATGGTAATATAACCTTTTCTAAATCTTTAAATCTTTTTTCAGTTTCTTCGTCTGTAGATGTTTTAGTTACAGTTTCTTTATCGGCCACAATTTGCATTATCTCATTCATCATTGACTTTATATCACCAACGTCTTCTTTTACTTTTGATAATTCTAAATTGTTATTCTCTATAATTTTAGGATCTACTGTAGGCTCTTTTGTGGGTGTTGATGTAACTGGTGTAATACCCCAATCATCATCAAGGTCAAACCCTCGCATATAATCTGGTATGTCGTCTGCCATTATTTTTTACCTCGTAATCTTTTCTTATGTTTTGCTATTACGTTTTCTGTTTGAGATTGTTTGATAGATTTTTTACCATATCTTTTTGCTAGATCACTTTGTGGATGAGCTTCTGCTATTCTACTTAAATTCTCTTTCCATCCACTATCTGTTCTACCTGTTCTCTCACCTGTACTGGATACAATATTTATTCCTTTGATTACCTGTGTAATATGGGTATTCTTGTTTAAATATTCTTCCATTTCAGAAATAGACATCATATCATCATATTCCTTCTTGGTTTTCTTATTATAAAAAGTATAAACAGGCACTAGTTTGATATGGGTTTTAATGGGTCTTGTTCAAAGTATTTTTTGATAACTTCTAATTGGTCATCATACTCCGCTATTACTTTTAATTCTTTTTCAATTGCTTCCAATACATCCGGGTGCTCACCAATACCTGAAGCATTTTTCAGATATATTTCTACATTCATTCTATGTTTTTCAATATGACCTTTAGCGTGGCTTTTTACAGCCTCAATCACATTTTTTCTATTATATTCAGCCATTATTTTTCTCCTGTAATTCAGATTCTTCTAATCCTTTTCTTAATATTTCTTCTTCTTCATATGTATATTGTCTTATCATTGGTTTTGCCTTTATTGCTTTGTTAATACTATTTCTCAAATCATCACTAAATGATTCTAAATGTCTATCTGCTTTATTTTGTTTTGATTGTTTATAACTAATATTTAACAGTTCTTGTTCTTTGATTGTTTTTTCTAAAAAGTCCATTAAACTATTCCACTCCATCCATCTTCTGGTTCTTGTTTACGTTTATAACTTCCTTTACCCTTTTTAGGTTTAACCACTCTAGGTTTGTATTTGGAAGTTCTTACTTCTTTTGCCATTGGATTAGATTTCTTTTTGACTTTCATTTTCTAATCCTTTTACATACCAATCTGGCATTTTTGCTGGACTTTTCCAAGTAGCAAATCTTCTTTTTTCTAATATGTAATATTTACGATAACTAGCAACACTGTCACCTGGCACCTTACAATGTTCAGGCATAGCAGGTTTAGGATCAGTAGCCATCTTATTGTATTTAGCATTCTTTGGTGGATGCTTTAAAATGTCACCAAGTTTATCTATAGTAACATGATTTTTTGTATGATTATATCTTTTCTTATATTCATCATTTAAAGCCATCATATGTTTGTACAACCACATATAATTATAAGCAGATTCAAATAACCATATTGTACTAGGGTGTTTTACCCAGCCTGCCTTATATAAAATAGGTTCTAAATTAGAATTTGGATGTTTCCATCTTTTAATCTTTCTACCATTGGCTGTCTTATCATAATATTCAGTACCGTCTAATACTCTATGACAAGTACATAGTAATTGAGCAGATTCTAAAATCATTTTGACCACGTGTTTGTCAATCATCTGTTGAGCAGCTTTTACAGGATCTTTATCTACATAAAAAACATTCATTAGTGTATCACCTTTCTAAAGTAATCCATACAATTATATTTCTCACATAACTTTCTAAAAACTCCAAACCAATGGTTCTTTGCCCAATCGGTTTTTGCCATCTTACAAGTATTTTCAGCATTTGTCAACCGTCTGATTTGATCAGTTGTTAGGTTTGGTAAACTCATTCTTTTTACATCTTCAAGTGTCATCATAATATAACCTCCGTATTCTTATAATATATCATATCTGGCCTAAAAGTCAAGCCTAAACGTTTCTATCCTGCCTGTCGTTTATACTCATTATTTCGTTCAATTTTACCTTAATTTCGTCTGGATTGTCACCTAAACCTCTGGTAATGTCTTTAAAACCCTTTAATTTCTTGTTTCTTTTCTCTAATTGTTCAATCTTTTTCTTTAAATCTACATTATGATTCTCTTTTATTAGTGTCTTTTTCATTCGCCATTGTCTTAAAGATATGTTGGCCGCTATCAATAATAACACAGCTAAAGGGTCAAATACAAATATCAATATTAATATTACAATTCTAACTGACTTATCAAAATTATCTTCAGCGTTCTCACCATATATCAATTCCGCTACATACTTAATAGGTCCTACTTCGGCCTCTATTTTGTCTTGTTCTAAATTTAATGACGCCTTTTGATTTGTAAGTTCAGCAATCTTATCACTAGCATTGTTGATTGATGTATTTAATTCGTTTCTTTCTACTTCTTGTTTCTTACGTTCTTTTAAACCTCTAGTTACAAATTCTTTTTCAATGTAAACTTCTAACGCCTTGTCTAATTGATCTAATGTCTTTTGTGATCTGTCTATAATCAATTGTTGTTGATTGATTTGATTGTCTAATAATTCTATTTTGATATTGTTACTTGATGTAGGTTTAACTTGGTCAAGGTGTGCCTTTGATAGAAACCCAAAGATACCCATTGATGTAATGAATATTAAAACTATAATGGCGCCAAAGAGATATGCTTTTAATAAGCGTGGTACATCACTATTCCAATTATTATATAACCAACTAGCCGCTACTAACTTACCAACTTCTAGTGCTGAACCCATAGCTATAATAGGTATCACAGCGCCAGCAAATAGTGTTGCTAGACCAATGATTGAATACCCAGCCGCTATAACAGATATAGAAATGGCCGATAGAAATGTAAGTATTGTTAAAAACATTATTGTATGTTATACTCTTTTCTAATCTTCTTTATTATACTTTTGATTTTAGGAAAATAATTTTTATCTGAAGCGTAACTGCCAAGTGTTTCAACTAATATCATAGGGTCGTCAATTCCATCATCTCTTAACTTCCTATAATCTACAAAGTTCGTACCATTATTTAGTATTTTAATATAGTGTTCTATACTATAACATTCGTGTTCATAAACTCTAACACCCCATTTCTTTGGAGTATTTGATGGTAACATATGTGGGTCTTGTAAATCATATGTTCTTATACCAAATAAGTTTTTACCAACTTTGGCGAACCGACTATCACCCCAACCAGATTCTAATGCTGCCTGAGCAAGTAATAGTTCTATATTTACTTTTTCAAAATCTTTATTTTTATGATACACATAATCCACACATTGTAAAACGTTATCTAAAAATTGTTGATTGTTGGTGTGTTCAAAGTCAGGTTTTTTAGGAACACTTGCCTCTGCTTGTGATATAACTTGATTTTTATATTCAAAAAACGTAAGTGTAAAAAAGATAGCAGTGGTTACCACCATCAATGTTCTAATTACAGTTTTAAATGTTTTCATTTAACCCTTGCTATGTATTCGTATGCTTGAATAGGACTCTCGTCTTTATCATCATAGACATAATCTAACTTCTTTTGAAAGAAATCTAATTTGTCTGTAAATTGCCTAATGTTATCAAATATTTTTTGTGCTTGTTTTTCTGTATAGTTATTATGAATATCTTTTACCCAATTACCCTCATAATATACTTTACTTACACCTGATAAATTACTTGGTTTAGCAAGTTCTCTTACTTGTATTACTGCTTCACCAATTCTAGCCTTTAAATAAGGGTCTAGTTCTTTTACTTGTCTTCTCGCCATCATTTCTCTCCATATTATAAATCAAGGCCAATTTTATTTAACTTTGGTCTAAAACTATAGAAAACCTTATTATGATTTCCTGTATCACCTATATTAGCCATTTGATATAGATGGACCATTTCGTGTCCTAACGTTTCCACAAAATCTCTCTTATCTCGGTATTCTGGTAACATTTCTAACCAGTATTGTTTTGTACCTTTTCTTTTCCACTCCCAACATACCACTTGTCCCCAAGTATGAGTACATGATTTTTTATCTCTATAAATTTTTTTTATTAGAATTTCGTTAAATGGAGATAATAGATCATTAAAAACTGATTTATTAATAATAGTAAAATACTTTTTAATATCTTTATAGGTAGTTTTATACCTTTTACGAATAGACAAATCTCTTTTGAGAATTTTCTTAACTTTCATACTATTATTTTTCGTTACCTTTGCCATTACACTCTTTATCCTCTATTTGACTACCTTTTAATAATGAACATTTATATTCACTATCTGCTTTTAATCTCATTTCAGCTAATATGCCATCAAGTATGGCAGGTAAATAAGCTTGTATAATCTGTATTGACTCTAAAGCAAATTGATGTCCTAGTTTTGACATTTCGTACTCTAATAACTTTTGAGTATCTACATCAATACCATTAACTTTAGATTGTATAATATGACCAATAACAGCTTTATTATAATCATTAGCCATCGCCGAGTTCATAAAACTCGTTAGACTAAACCATAATGTTGCCATTATAATTGTTAATGTAATCAAGTATTTTTTCATAGTATATTCTCCTTATATTTATTGGTATAGAATACACTACTTTAGACTAAAAGTCAAGCGCTATTTTTTGTTGGGAGGTAAGGGTTTTGGCATGGCCGGAAGAGCTCCGACCATGTGATTCGTTAGAATTATTTGGTATTTTTCATAAAGTCATCATTCCAATTAAAAGTTTCCTTTATTAATTGTTCAGTTAGACCTTTATAAACTTTGTTTAGTTTTTTGTCTTTTACATTTATTAAAACTTCAGCTTCCGTTTTATGTAAGCCTTCTAACATCTGTATAAACAAGGTTTCTTTTCTTGTTTTACTAATTGTGTTGTCACCACCCTCTAAAAACAAATACAATTTTCTTGTTTCATTTCTTAATAAAGTGTGTTCAGTTCCTTCAGGTGCCTCATTAGCTATGTAAGGCGGTGTTCCTTCTGGAAGTATCCACTTAATTTTAGGGTCAAAGGCAGCCTTTAAAAGTTGTCTAATGTAAGGTGTATCGTACCTTTTTAAGACCTCTATCTTTTTAGGTTTGTCTTTGGCGTTATTAATTTTAGTAAAAATTTCATGTACAGTTTCGCCTCTAGCACCTGAAGTGTTTGACATAGCTGACATAGCTTTTCTACTAATTAGATTTGGATTTTGTTGTTGTTCGGCCATAATTTACTCCATATATATGTTATCAGAAATCACTAATATTCTCAATCATTGACTTCAATTTATTTTCTATAAAGTAAGGCAACAGGAGCGACCTGTCTGGTACTTTATAGCTTCTAAATGTATTTATAATGTTATTTTCTATCGTTAACGGTATTTGAGATAGATCAATTAACTTCTTATTTCTATTAAAGTTCTTTTTGGTTTCTGAACCTAATGGTATATTTTCTACATTTGACCACTCTTCCAATCTTTGTTTTGTAATTGGTTTCTGTCTTTCACCTGTTACAAACACATCATCTGGACTTAATATATTTGGTACACCATCTGATCTATCACCTTTAATAATTTGTTCTCTTAAAAACTTAATTGGGTCTTCTTGTTCACCAATATAGGCCTTTAAAAACGGTGACCATTGGTACACATCACCATAATGTTGTAATTGTATAAAATCTTTATCGCCTGAAATAATTAAATATTTGTCTTCTTCTCTTAACTTACAAAGTATTGCTATAATATCATCTGCTTCAGCGTTCTCAACATACATTACCACATAAGGAAAACTTTTAGCAATCTCATTTTTAATTTCTGTAATTATTTTAAATATATTATCCCAATCAAATGGTCCATCTAATCTACTTTGTTTTCTACTATACTTGTAATTAGGAAAGAAATCTCTACGCCAAGGATTGCCGGCGTCTGAACATAATACCATTGTACCATATTCTTCTTTAAATTTAACATTGAAACCTCTTAAAGAATTTAAGACCATATGTCTAATCATTTCTTTATTTGGTTTTACATCACCCTTACCTCTTACCTGAGCCATAAGGTTTGATATTAAAACTTGGTTTAGATCAACTAATATCATTTAAATATTTCTTTTTGTACCAACTATAAAATTGTTTATCACCAAAGTATTCTACAACATGACTTGCTGGTACTTGGTCACTTCTAATACAATCAGCAACCTCTTGGTATTCTGTTCTATCAATCTTTAATTGTTTTTGTGGTTTCATTTTAGCTAAAGTCATAAGGTGTCTTTTTCTTTTTATCGGCTTCAATTTGTTCAATGTTTTTTCTATGTCTTTCATACAGCAAATAAGCAATTGTAAAACCCACAACTGTTAATATTGTTCCTATAAAAAATAAACCTAATCCGTGAGCAAATGTCATTGTATTACTGGTGGCGATTTCTCGCCACCAATATGTATATTTAAATTAAGCGTCAATAGAAGCTACTGTTGCTTTTGTAGGAGCAACAATGCTAGCATTGTCGTATTTAAAAGGTGTACCATATAAAGCTTTGATACCTGCTGAGATAATTGCTCTCGTTGGTGTACCAATTCTGTACACGTGGTTACCTTTTACTTTTGAACCGTAGATCATATAACCTTCAGCTCTTAAAGTATCAACCATAGCTCTTGGTGATTTAAGACCAAACTTTGTGTTTAAAGTCTTCCATGCGATTGATTGACCTCTTAATAAAGCATTAAGAATTTGTTGTTTTTTTGACAATTTCTTTCTGCCTCTATTTTCTGTTTTTTTATTTAAACCAAACATAATTTTCTCCTT